TCGATTAACTAACTTCTTATACTACTATTATAGGCTATGGTAGTGACACGTTAGGTCGCCACTATGCAAAATTCCAATTTATTTCTTTAACTTCGCATCGCATGAACGTTCCAAATACGACATCTTCAACCAAGCAATTAATTCCGCTATCCGGCGTTCCCATACGGTCAACAGTTTTAGTATAGGTTGGGCCTTCGTAAGTTTTGATGATGATCTTAATCATGGTTTCTCCTTTGTTGTTTGTTTCTTTCATGCCTTAATTATAACAGAGCCATGTGACACATTCGGTCACACTCATATATAAAATCCAAATATATAAAGAAATAATTAACGCCCATTCACCTAGTGATAATTTAATCATGTCATCTCCTTACTTGCTTAACTTCTTAACTATATATATTATCGTATACTGGTGTGACACGTAAGGTCAATAAACAAAAGATTCTCAAAAGAAAATAAAATAGTTGTAAGTCTATACTATCAAACGACTTACGTCGGGCCGGTCGGTCGTACATGCCCTAAGTTGTTTTGTGATATGTATTTAGGTCATGGGGGGGTTTTCTGTTTGTCTGGCTGTACCCGCTGTGTGCTTAGAAAAGCGGGGGTGGTGTAGAAGCAATTCAAACAAAAATATCAAATATGTCTTAGCTAAACCTACTTGACTGCCCCTGAAAGTTCCCATTTTATACTAATAATTGTGTATAGAATCAATGTTGCGTCTATAATACAGAGGAGGATACCAATATGCCAAAAAAATCTAAAAAAGTCAAATCGTCCCTTAGTTCAAAAAGCACCGCTAAACTGAACAAAGAGATATCTTCACTACTTGAACAGAAAATTCCCGATCCCGATAAACCGCTGGCGGAAGTCTTTAGCTGGGAGCCCGAAGACGAGGAAACCAAAGAAAAGCGTGAGCGTAAGTTCGAAGAGAACTATGCTGACCATTTGGACATAAGAGATCAAGCAAGGGAAGAGGATGAAGATTCCAGACGGTATTGATGAAGAAAAAGCCATAGAGGTTATATTAAAGATATCAAAGCGACTAGCCCCTAAATATGTCTTTGCCACATACGAGATTGAAGACATAGAACAGGAGGCTTTTCTAATTGGCGTTGCAGGACTAGCTAAGTACGACAAAAGTCGCCCCTTAGAGAACTTCATGTATACCCACATAAACAATCGCCTCAAAACCTTCAAGCGTGATAATTATTACAGACTTGACTATGGCTCCGCCGCCCAAAAGATTCAGGACCGCAAAAAGTCCCTTCTTGAACCCATAGACATTGACGCCCTATATAACATTTGCACCCCAGACAACATAGGCAGTCAAGCCCACCTAAATGAAGTACTAAAGCTTATAGACGAAAAGCTCCCTCCCCACCTACGTCGAGACTATCTAAAACTCAGACACAACGCTCCTCTGCCTAAAGGCCGCAAGGCCATAATCATTGGAGTGATAGAAAATATTATAAATGGAGAGCATGATGAAAAAGGGTAGATTCTCTAAAGAGGACATGGACTTTATCGAGGCGAAAGCCGAGGTTCTTTCTCCAGAAGACATAGCTAATCACCTAGACCGAGATCCAGAAAGCATTAAGGAGTGGATAGGAAAAAATATTGGCTTTAGTAACAAACAGAAAAAAGAAGCACTAGTTGCTAATGAACTCAAAGAGAAACCATACTACCGCGAATTGGATAAACAATTTACGCCAGAAGAGTTGGAAATGTTTGAGTTTCATTTCAAGAAGATGTGGAGTCAGTTTAAAGACGATGTATTTCATACAGAAGAAATGCAAATCATCGATACGATAAAACTAGAAATATTGATGAATAGGATTCTAAAAAGCCAACATGAGAGTCAGACACAGATACAAACTTTTGCTACTTTAGTTTCGCAAGAAAAGGCGGTAGATAAAGATCAAAGAGACATGGACTACATTATGCAACTGGAGCGTCAGATAGCAGTTCTGAGGGCTGGTCTAGAAACACTATCAAAAGACTACAAGGATCTCCAAGCTCGTAAGGCTACGATGCTTAAGGATCTAAAGGGGACGAGGGAGCAACGTATTAAAGCCATTGAAGACAGTAAGCAAACGTTCGCTTCATTAGTGAAACAAATAGCCACGGATGAAACATTTCGTACCGGCATTGGTATTGAAATGGAAAAAATGCGACTAGCAATGGAGAACGAGAAAGAACGACTGTCGGAATACACGACATATGAGGACGGCAAAGTGGATCAACCATTTTTAACTCCCGAAACCTTAAAAGGGGAAGACGATGATTAGCTTTATAGTGTGGTTTGCGATTTGGACGATAGTAATGGCTTTGGCAGAATATCTAATACATAAACATACAATGCACAAAAGAAAAATGTGGCTTCCTAGTTGGATCTGGAGAGATCATGCGGTTGAGCATCACAAAAACGAGAGAAACGACATGAATATAGATTTGCCAGTCTGGAATCATTTGATTATAGGCAGTCCCTTGATTATTGGGGCTTTCTTTATAGGGTGGCCATGTTTATTATCTTTATTGGCGGTTTTTGTGTTTCATTCGTATACTTGGACTAAAATACATAGAGGGATACACGATTTAGAAAAAAACTGGATAATGAAGTGCTTCCCCGGATATTACAAGAAGGCTAAAGAGCATCACGAATTACACCACCGCCGACCGGCAAAGAATTTTGGTGTAGTTTATTTATTTACAGATTATATATTTAGAACAAAATATAAAGGATGACATGACTGGAGAAATGGGACAATTTTTGGATGACCATATAGACGACTGTGTTGAAAAGCACGATAACGGCTATTCAAAATTAAACGAAAAAGCAAAGACTATGCAGGGTATGGTTCAAGAGGGAGCCAGAAACTTATTAAACTTGCTGGTCGATTTTGATGGATGTAATTACATGCAGGTGGGTACTTGGAAGGGGGCGTGTTTGTATTCGGCACTTTACAAAAACAAACCTAATTATGCTTTTGCGTGTGATAACTTTTCTCAGTTTGCTTTGCGTCAGGGTGCATCTTTTAAAGATGGCAACGGAGGCATGAAGACACATATGAATTTAAACTCTGACGTTATGCTTGGTCTAATGTCTTCGGAAGAAGAGGAGCCAATGGAGTTTGAGTTTTATGATGGAGACTCTTTTGGTATCCCACTAGACCTTATCAAAGAGCCTATCAATGTGTACTTTTATGATGGCGACCATAGTCTCGGTAGTCATTTCATGGCTCTTTATTATTACTATCCAGTTTTGGCAGATGAATTCATTTTTATATGTGATGACTGGCCAGAGGATCAGGTTAGAGCTGGCACATGGGCGGGAATCGAATCGTGCAACTATGTAACCAGAAGAGAGGTTGTTCGTGAAAATATGTTTATAGCTCATATTATAAAAGATACACTATGGGAAAAGCGTCGTAAAGCCAGAAAATCATTTGAACTATGTAAATTAAACAACGAAGGAATAGTTAAGGAGCCAATACAAAGATGAAAAAAGCAATTATTTTCGGTATAACTGGACAAGATGGTAGCTATCTGGCAGAACTACTTTTAAGTAGAGGATATAAGGTTGTTGGCGTTACTAGACGTGTTAGTGTTAACACTCTGACTAGAATTTCTCACATCCTGCCAAAAATAAAAATAGTCGAGGGCGATGTAACGGATGGATTTAATGTTAGTAAAATAATCGAAGAGCATAAGCCAGACGAAGTTTACAACCTTGCCGCACAGTCCCATGTTAAGACTAGTTTTGACCAAGTGCATCTAACCTCCGACGTGACTTACAGTGGTCTTGTAAACATACTTGAAGCAATCAGGTATTCTTCTCGAAAAAACGAAATTAAACTTTATCAGGCAAACTCTAGCGAGATGTTTGGCAAAAACTATACGGAAAAGATTGAGCCTATATTTGGCAAAAGTATAGAAAAATATCAAGACGAAAACACCGCGTTTGTTCCGCAGAGTCCTTATGCAGTGGCTAAACGTGGTGCCCACGACATGATTAGAATTTACAGAGATAGTTACGGTATACATGCTAGTTCTGGTATATTATTCAACCATGAAAGCGAAAGGCGGGGAGAGCTTTTTGTTACCAGAAAAATTACTAAGTGGATTGGCGAATTTGCCGCATGGATGGACTCTAAGGACATTAACGCAGATCAATTGGTTACGGTAGATCAGGATGAGGTATATATACCGGGAAGAACAAACAAAGATCAAGGATTTCAGTTTCCTAAGCTTAGGCTTGGAAACATAGACGCTAGAAGAGACTGGGGACATGCTAAGGATTACGTAGAGGCGATGTGGCTAATGTTACAACAGGAAGTTCCAGACGATTATGTGGTGGCTACTGGCGAGACACATAGCGTTAGAGAATTTTTAGAGGTGGCTTTTAGTGTAATCGGCATAGACGACTGGGAGCAATATATTGTAATTGATCCTGAGTTTTACCGTCCTGCGGAGGTAGATTACTTACTTGGCAAACCAGACAAGGCAAAACAAAAGCTGGGCTGGAAACCAAAAATCAGCTTTAAAGAACTTACCGAAAGGATGGTTAAGAGCGATGTCGAAGCGGCGAGATTACAGCGATCCTGTTTACAAGGAGTTTAGGAAGAAGGTACTAAAGAGGGACAAATACACTTGCCAAATGTGTGAAAAGAAGGGCAAGAGGGCGAGACTAAATGTTCACCACATCATGAAGTGGAGTTCTGCTAGTTCCCTAAGATATGACCCGGATAATGGAATAACTTTGTGTGTTGCCTGTCACAAGTCCGTGACTGGCAAAGAAGCACACTACATGTCATACTTTTTAAACAAAATAAGAGAGGGTAGAAAATGAATAAGCTAGAAAAAGAATTGTGGAAAATAGTAGAAAGCATAGAGGCCGGAGATTCTGTAGAAGTATCTATATCGTCTAGGCCAGATGAATGGCAAGAGGCTCATGCTAACTTGAGCAACTGGACATGGAAGCATAGATATAGCGAAGCTAAAGACTACTCG